ATCGGCACAGGCTTGTCGATGCAAGCAAACCCGGATGCTGAAGCTCTTGGTTGGAGCGATGCAAAAACAGCGGAATGGAAGAAACTGGTAGAGGCAGAATGGCAGATTTGGGCAAACAGCACAGACTGCGATGCAACAAAAACCATGAATTTTTATGGCTTGCAATCACTCGCATTGCGATCTATGCTTGAATCCGGTGACGTGATTGTAATCACTCCAATGATTTCAGATAGAGCGCCTTATCAGTTGGCTTTGCAGCTTATTGAAGCAGATCGCCTTTGTAACAAAGATAATGTAATGGATACTGAAACAAAGATAGCTGGTATAACGTTTGATGCAAACGGAGCCGCGATCAGCTACGACATAGCAAAAAGGCATCCCGGCGCGATGCGCTTGACCGGTCAATCATGGACAACGATAAACGCGAGCGGTGATAACGGCAGAAAAAACGTTATTCATTTATTCGAGCGCAAACGTCCAGGGCAAGTGCGCGGAGTACCATATCTTGCGCCAGTGATTGAGCATTTGAAGCAAATAACACGGTACTCTGATGCAGAGCTTCAAGCGGCTGTTGTATCTGCTGCATTTGCAGTATTTCTAAAAATGGACGCTGACGCATTCAGTAGCGTTTTTAATGAAGAACATCAAAGCCGGTATATTGATCGAGTAGGGAAATGGGACGGCAAGGTCGATGTCGAATCGCCGGGAAATGTAATCAATCTCATGCCGGGTGAAGAAGCTACAGTACCTAATCTGGGTCGGCCTAATGCTAATTTCGACCCGTTTTTTCTTGCTATGCTCAAGCAAATCGGTCCGGCGCTGGAAATTCCGTTTGAAGTGCTGGTGAAACATTTTTCAAGCAGCTATTCCGCAAGTCGCGCGGCATTGTTAGATTTTTGGCGCATTGTCAGAGTTCGCAGAGATTTCATGGCAACGTATTTTTGCGAGCCGATAAAACAATTATGGCTTGAAGAAGCCGTATCGACCGGGCGCATACCAGCGCCAGGATTTTTCTCCGATCCAAGATTGCGACAAGCATATTCGCGCGTTTCGTGGATCGGTGACGGGCCAGGCAGCATCGATCCAGAAAAAGAAATAAACGCAGCAGTCAAACGCATTAATGCTGGTGTTTCTACCCTGGAAAAAGAAGCTGCTGCATACGATGGCGGAGACTGGGAAGCTAATATCAAGCAGCGTGAAAAAGAAAAACAAATGATGGATGATGCTGGGTTGACTGTCGATCCGAATCAGAACTCTCAAACACTTCCACCGCAATCGTAAAATATTACGATTCTCTCATGTAATTACTAACGCTTAATCGTTATCGTGGCACCAATCAATATTGGTCGGTGCCATGCAACTTTCTGATGTAATCAATGGGCCTTGGGCTATACAGCCAGAAATACACAGCGAGATTCTGAAAATCTACGCGGCACATGCTCGCAATGAGCAAATTGACATTGCCGCAGTGGAAGCGCGCATAGGTAAGCCGCTCGCTAATGAGCCGCAAGGCTATTCAGTGCAAAATGGTGTCGCTGTGATACCTATTCATGGCGTGATCGGTAAGCGCATGAATATGTTTTCGCAAATATCCGGCGGCGCATCAACCCAATTAATCGAGCGAGACGTAAAAAACGCTCTTGCCGATTCCAAAGTAAATTCAATCCTGCTGCATATCGATTCACCCGGTGGAACGGTGGATGGTACACAAAACCTTGCAAGCGTTATTCGTGAAGCCAGAACGCAAAAGCCTGTCATGACGTTCGCAGACGGCACGATTGCTAGCGCTGCTTATTGGATCGGGTCTGCTGCTGATGAGATCGTTTCTGCATCCGATACCACCCAAATCGGCTCAATCGATGTCGTTGCAACGCACGTAGATCAATCAAAAGCCGAAGAAATGCAAGGCATCAAGATTACCGAAGTGACGCACGGCAAATACAAGCGTATTGCAAGCAATAGCGCACCACTCAGCGCGGAAGGTAAAGATTATATCCAAAATCAGGTGGGGCAGCTTTATTCGATATTTGTTGATGAGGTAGCACAAAACCGGAAAACAGATTCCGCAACAGTTATGGAGCGCATGGCTGATGGCAGAGTATTCCTGAGCAAAGAAGCGATGCGGCGCGGGATGATTGATCACGTAGCAACTTTAGAAACCACGATTAATAACATGGCAACAGGAGTATGGCCGATGAGTAAGCAAGTACAGACAGAAGCGCAACCAGCGGCACCAGTGGCCATGACGGTTGAAAAGATTAAAGCGGATCATCCTGAAATAGCTCAGGCATTGATTCAGGAAGGCGCTGAAAGTGAGCGCAAACGTATTCAGGCGTGCGAGGAAGCAGGGCTGGCAGGTCATGAGGACATTGTCAATGCGATGAAATACGACGGCAAATCTCAAGCTGGCGACGTAGCTATGGCTATCGTTTCGGCAGAAAAGAAACTGCGCACAGATCATTTGTCCGCATCACGCGCAAGCGCTCCGCAACCAGTTCCATTGGCCGCAGTCCCGGCGGTTGAAAAAGAAACTCCAGCAATCGACAAAAGCAAGCCGGTTGATCAATGGGCAAAAGATGCATGGGAATCTGACGCAAGCATCCGCGCAGAATTTGGATCGCTGGAAAACTATGTTGCATATGAGAAAGCAATGGCAACTGGCAGCGTAAAAGTGCATGGCCGCGCATAAATTTTTTCAATCACCTAACGCCGTGACGGCGCTGGAGAAATAAATGACTACATTAGCAGCAAATAAGCCACGCGCTTATGAATTGGGCGATCAAAACGACTTGCCCGTGATTGCATCGGACATCATCTATGAGGGCGCTGCTGTCGGGATTGTTAAAGCAACAGGGCACGCGCGGCCACTCACATCAACGGATTCATTCGGCGGATTTGCGCTACGTCAAGCAGACAACTCATCCGGCGCAGCAGCAGCGATCAACGTTAACGTAATCACTGAGGGCGAAATTGAGCTGACTGTCACGGGCGTGACTATCACAGATTTACGCCAGCCTGTTTATGCGACTGACGATGACACTTTTACCATGTCCCCGGTCGGTGGCGTGTTCATCGGATTCGTAAAACGATTCGTTACCACAAACACCGCAGTGATTGACTTCGATGCGCCGTGCTATCGCGATCCTTACGCAGATCATACCGTGCGCGCAACCATCAGCGCAGATACCACATTAGACGCAACCCATACCGGGAAGCTTCTTTGGGTGGATACCGACGCGAAAATCATCACTTTGCCAGCAATCGCAACCGGTTTGGATGGCGTGATGATTGTCAATGGCGGTTCTTATGGCACTGTTGCGGTGAATATCAGTCCGCAAACGGGAGACATGATTCTTGGCCCCGATGTAACCGGACAAGATAACAAGGATTACATTAACACCAAAGCAACAGCGCAACGCGGTGATTATGTTGTGATAGGCGGCAATGATGCTGATGGTTACGCGGTGCAAGCAATAAAAGGCACATGGGCGAGAGAAGCTTAAAGTTTAAGTAGCAATTGAGGCAGGGTAACGCTGTGAAGCCGTGATCCTGCAATTACAAACCTAACGCCGTGACGGCGCTGGAGAAAGAAAGATGGCAGATCAAAGTATTTTATCGAGTCGCGCTGTTATTGGCATGTACTACGCGCGTCTCGAACAAAATCCCGGTATGGCTTGGGTAAACGGCGTATCGAACTTATTCAATTCTGATCAAGCAAGTGAAACATACCCATTCCTTGGTCAAAACTCTTCAATGCGCGAATGGATAGGAGGCCGTCAGGCTAAAACTTTATCCGGTAACAGCCTGATCATCACAAACAAGCACTACGAAAACACGCTTGATCTGGCTATCAAGGATATGCGCCGCGACAAGACCGGACAGATTGCGGTGCGCGTGAATGAGTTCGTGGATAAGAGCTTGTCGCATTGGGCCAGCCTGTTATCTACGTTGATTCTTAACGGCTCCACTACCGTTTGTTATGACGGACAGTA